TTCTGTGTCCAATATTAGTAATGCTAATGCTTTTCGGATATCAATGGTGTCGATTGCGGGAACAGCATCCGACACACCAATTGTTAACTTTGCAATAATTAAAGCGTCTTCTAATTAATGCCCGTATCCCAACTACCACAAGCACCGTACAGGCAGGATCGGAGACTCTTTCCGACTCCGCTTACTACGGATGTTTTGTTCAGCGAAATCCGCGACTGCACCCGCACCGAGTTTCCTGAATACGGTACGCCGCATCCTAACGCTGCAAAGTGGCCGTACCACAAGCTGATCTTCATCAAGACCGTTGACATCGAACGGGACGGGATCTTTGAGTTCTTCTACGCAGCGGATCGTGAGAACCAAGACCTGTACAACTTTGCTTCGGGCTTTCGTAACATCATCGGCAATGTTGGCGGACGAGAGTTTCGGGTGGTGCTTAGGGAGTACGTAACTCCGAGAGCAGACTTCGATCCCGCACTGCCAGAGTTTGGCTCCGCAATGCCAGACGTACCGCAAGACACATTTGACGGTGTGTCGTACGTGTTCTTTGACAAGCAGCAGCAGAAGATCGAACAGCCCGAACTTGATTCTTTGTACGTACAGGAAACTCACACGTATGTTGAGACAGCTTTCTTAGACTACAAGCTCTCGTACCTAACCCAAGTACCCGATCTGGTTCCCGACAAGTACCGTGCAACGCTGCCAAGAATCACCACAGAGGAAATAGTAGAAGGCATAGCGGTTAGCCCAACGCTAGCGGCGAACGAACTTCAAGCGTCCCAAGACCAGCTCAACCCTAACGTAAAACTTGTAAAGAGTGTAACACAATCAAAAGCCACAGCCGTGCTAGCGGGGAAGGAGATTGTAAATCAATTTGGTGGTGGTGTTGCTAGCACACAAGAGTCATTAGAGACTAGCGGCGGGTCGGTCACTGGGGGGCAATTTGTTTTCGCTGATAGTGTCACCCCATTAGGTAACGGCCAAAGCATCCGCCAGACTCTAACTTACGACGGGACTTCTTTCCCTGTTCTTAACGGACAAGACTACAACGCCGAACTTGGTCTGGACTTGCCCTTTTCTGAACAAGTAGTTGCTGCTACTGATCCGCTGCCCGTGGGTGCGGACGTAACACCTATTGACCAGTGGCGTAACAAAGTAAGAACACCGAGTATTTCGACTATCCAAGCTGCATTAGATACGATCCATTATATCCTACCTACGCAGCAGACTATTCAACTACCTAATGTTCTTAAATCCGTTAGCGTTTTAGCGAGTCGAACTACAAGTAATGGGGATAGTTATGCCTCTGGAACCTCCTCTAGTGTGTCGTGCTCCAGTTCAGTAGCCGTTTCAGCAGACCTTACGTATGAACTTGAAGAGGGGTTTAGTGGCTCAGTGCCAGCGGAAATTCATGTGTTTTTCTTGAGTGAGGAAAATATTCAGAATACAATCCTCACAAAATGTAACGCTTCAGCGTGGCCTATCTATCAACCTAAGTCACATCGTGTAGTGATTTCTGGTCACGGACTCTCTAAGAATTGGGGTTTTAGTCGATCCGACCAAGGAGGTTCTTCCTCAGAAAGCTCCGACGTTCAGGCTTTTACCAACGTCGGAGTTGTTCCAGCTTGCTTGCATGGGGCGTTACCTATTTCAGTATCATACTCTGATTTCACCTCTCCGACTACCCTCGTTGACAATTTCATAGATACCGCTATTGAACAGTTAGATGCAGTTATACGGTTTCAAAGACAGAACGCTGTGATTGGGAATACTGTTTTTAATGTCGTCATTAACACTGAAGAAGACGTTGAAACCGTTCTTAGGATTATTGAAAGGAATCAAGCATCAAACAACTTCCGACGAGACCTCAATACTGGAGATTTTCGTGTGACTGTATCCCCTTCGACATTGGCTGCGACAAACCCGCCTTCTTTGGTTGCTGGACGCTACATCTTCAGCAGCAGTGCTACCCTATACGGGTATGACCGCGTCAGGGTAACGGCAGTGGTGGTCGATTTAACCAGTATTGTACCATGACAGATACGTCTACCGTCGAAGCTGAAATCGCTCGCGCCAAACAGTCCGCTATGGACTCTTTGAGTCAAGCCGCTGCAATATCGCCCTCGCGAACTCAACTCCCTAATGAAATAAAATCGGAGTCTTTACCAGTAAATACAAATACTCCTAGATCTTCCGTGTCCTTGGAGAAGCGTTCGCATCAGATGGGATTTAAAGCTCTTAGCTCTGCCTCCACTGGTCAACTTGCTAGTGGTGCTACTGGCGGCGGTGGCGGTGGCGGCGACGGTATCCCTATTGAGTTTTACTGCTGGAAGGACGGAGTAGTTGGTACGATTATTCTTACGGCTTCTCAGGATTTTGAAGAACTACCACCCGCTTAAATGTCCGACATCTGTTTAATGGCTCCTGTTGGTGATGAGTATTCATCTATATCGGATGATGACTTTGACGGTCTTATAACTAGCCAAATAGACATACAGACTGCGGCGCAATGGCTTTATAATGTAAAGGGTTTTTCAAATCGAAGAGTGGTATCTAACTCAGACACTTCAAATCTAGACCCCTATCCCCCAGCCGAGGACGAAACTGTTGATTATATTGCTACGAATCTATTTTCTGTGGCAATAAATGACTTAAAGTCTAACCCGCAACTTCGTTTCTACGAACCAAACCAACCCAATCAATACCTTAAGGTGAGTATAAACAATAGTTTATATTACTATACAACTAGCAGTCTAGATCAAGAATTGGAGCCTTATTTTTTTGTGAAGAAAGGGCCAAACTGGTACGTTGGTATAGGTAACTATGTTCAGGATGAAGGAGCTGTTGTTACTATTACCGCTTCACTTATACCACCAGAACTATATACAAAGTTTGAATACCCAACTACTGAGGCGGGTTATGATGTGGGTACAATTGTAGAAAACACATTCACTATTACTGATACCTTTTACCCTTAACACTTATGGAAAAACGATTCTCAAAAACAATTACTAACGCCAAAACTGGTCGTACTCGCACGGTAAAGTTTGGACAAGCAGGTAACGCAGCGGATGGTGGTGATCGCATCCGCCCCAACACCGCCAAAGCTGACGCTTACTGTGCCCGATCCAACGCTATTAAAGGCGACTGGCGCAACGACCCGAACTCACCCAACAACCTAAGCCGCAAGAAGTGGAACTGTAAAGGCTCCAAATCTGGTTCTTGACTTAGCCCTGTAAAAGTGTACTGTTCCTTTTATGCCAGCAGCAACGGTTAACCAATTAGCTTCATTGCTCGATACATACGTCGAGCCTGATGGCGACTTCAAGAAGAGTCTTAACCAAGTGCTGGCTCGTATGTACAACATGGGGCTGTATCGGGACTTGACTTTGCAGTACAGTTTACCCGTAGTGAACGGCTGCATTACGCTACCAGAAGAAGCAGACTCAATCCTACACACGATGGTGGACGGGTATCCTGTACCCGTTCGTTCTTTGTGGCACGACTTTAAAAGCGTCGGGCTAAACGGGAATACGGGCGTTTCGTATGGACTAATTGATGCGGGTTACGGCCCAACTAAAATCTCTGTGGCTACGGCAGCGTTCACCACACTCCACATTGTGCCGTCTGAGCGGTCATCTTCGATCACAGCCATTAGCAACTCTGACGGTGAGAACATTACCGTTACGGCTATCGGTGCAGATGCCAACAACGGGACAACGGCAACAAAGTCATTTTCAAAGTCTCTTAGTGCTGGCAGTGTTGGCGCAACTACTTTGGTCTTCTCACAAGCGGTTGGTCCCGTTGAGAGTATCCGCTTTGACGGGTTACTAAACAAGTACGACATTCGGACAACCGCTGCAAATGCTGCCACAACAATCGCTACCGTTGGTCCCGATAGTGGCTTTACCCGATATCGTCGTTTCCGTATTAACGGATCGACGGACGGCTCTACGGTTGTGCACGTTCTTTGCAAGCGTGCTTTTGAACCCGTTATCGGTGATAACGACATCGTGCATCTAGCGAACGTCGGCGCGATTAAACACGGCCTATTGGGCAGGCTAGCCGAAGACAACGCGGATGTTGAACGCGCAGAGTACCATTGGAATAAGTGTATGTTACTTTTAGAGGAAGAGATTAACTCAAGCAGGGGTGCTGCCATCCCCAGACTTAGCATTGATCCGTACGGTACGGGAAATCAAAGTCGTTTGTACTCTATTTATTAATGATCGTAATCCACCCCACAGCCCTGCAACGTAAACAAGCCAAGCAGGAAGCTAAAGACATGGGCGTACTGCACGGCTCCTTAACCAAAGGCCGCTGTAATGCAATAGGCATGATGGGCGAAATCCTTGTGCATGAGTTAATCGGCGGCACTCGCGTCGGTGAGATTAACTACGACTACGACATCGTAACTAAGAATAAGTTTACGGTTGACGTTAAGACAACCAAAGCATCCGCAGTGCCCGAACCGCACTACGTCGCCAGAGTCTACGGCTCTGAGGCTAAGAAAGAAAAGCTGACCAATAAGTGTGACGCTTACTACTTTGTGCGGTGCAACGAACAACTGACGCTAGCCACCATTGTTGGATGGTTACCGTCAGTTGTATTCTTCGACACCGCTATCTTTTTACCGAGAGGTAACGTAGACCCCAGTGACGGGAAGCTTTCGTTCTCTGACGAATTTACCATTCCCATAACTGAGCTCTACGACCCCTCCGTTAAGATTACAAAGAAGTCGGGTGGTCGCCAAATGCGTCCCCCTTGTCGATATCGAACGCCTCAGACAAGTCGATCTCCCAGACTTTGCCGCCACCGTCTCCGCGACTACGCACCGTTCGGATGGTTTTATTGTGGCTGCTAACTTCTTCAAGTACCGTCATACCTCTACGGACGAACTCTAAGTTGTTGGAGTTACCAACGGAACGACCACCGTTTGACTCATGCAGGACAACGGTGAACTCAGTGAGCGTACCGCGCCATTTAGGTTTGTCCGTATGCTCCCGAACCTTCTTCGCAAAGAACTCCACCATTTCAGCAATGGCTGAACGCGAGCTATTGTCGTAAGCAGCAGCCTCAATGAAGGGATCGATGTAGGTTTTCACGCCAAAGCGACTGGAGTCCTTCACGGCAATCGGGGGTTTCCAATCTAGAAGCCAGCGGAGAAAGAACGGCAGCTCAGTACTAATGGTTGTTTCCACAAAGTCATTAGAGCCGAAGTTTACTTTGCGCCCACTACTAATCCGTAGTGCGATAATCTTATCCCTGTTGCTGCTATCCAGTGACGGTAGCGCAGCCAACGAGTTGGCATCCAGATTCAAAGACATCATCACCCTACCAGACCACGGCAGCGGAATGGCATCCGCGTACTTTGCATGGTACTCAAGTCGTGGGTTGGCAACGCAACGCTTCGTGAGCTCAACAAACTTGCGCTGATCAGCGTATGTTGCGGCAGCAGTTTGGTCGTCGATGACCCATGCCGCAGACCCGCAGAGATCACGGTTAAAGTTCGTCTTTCCCGACAGGTAATCAGATGCATCGCTGAAACCACCAACTGATGTTCCAATAATCTTGTTTGTGATTAGCGTTTTACCGTGACCCGTTGGACCTAATAAGATCAGAAGCTGACCCTGATCGAGACGGTGGTTGAGTACGGCAGAGTACAGACGCTGATACCACGCTAAGAAGTAGGGCAGTGTAGAGTCGCCATTATCATCGTCAGCGAAGAACGGAGTTAGGAACTGGTGAAGCCAAGGCCAGTTGGATGGGTCTCCATCTTCTGCTGGCGGTATCGGGCTGGTCCTGCAGTTGTTTAGTATCTTTCTACCGTTAAAGCAAACAACCCTGTCTTTTGAGAAGACAACAGGAGCGACCTCCTCAACACGGCAATCGTTTGAGATGGACAGAATGGCTTGCTCAACCTCAGAGATCGTCTGGTTCTTCTTAGGTCTGGGGCTGAAACCCGACTTACGGAGTTCCAATACCAGTTGCTCTTTGGGTATGGCGACAGGACCGCCACCCAATAACTTGTAGAAGCTCTTACCGTTAAACCAGTATTGGTCTAATATGGTAGACAGCTTCTTAGCCTCAAACCGATCCATGAACGCTTTACCTAAGATCTCACGCCA